AGGTTCGCACGACTATAGACATAATCTTTCTCTATATCATCATCCTTCGATTTTACAATCTCAGGTTTTTTGATTGATTTTGTTTCGACAATATCACTCTCAATATTCAGAGCTTCATCGATTGAATCATAATTACTCATAATAGATTAAAAATCTTCTTTTTTAGTGGGACTGAATTCTTTGGAATCACCTAAAAATTCCCAATTTTCAGTAAATCCAAAATCATCACCAGGTTCTGCATCGATTGGGTCGGGAACAGCAGTATATCTTACTTCACGTTTTGCTGTCTTAGTATTGGTATCAGCATACAAATCAACCTGAACTTTCTTAATGAGACCATCAGTACTATCTGCAACAGGACCGAATATATAAGTTTTTGCAGTAAATCTTATAGTGTAAATTAATGCTCTGCGAGTTTGAAATGAACCCTCATAATCATCTTGAAAATCTATGCTATCCAAAACAATAGGAACATCTCTTTTTTCTCCAATAGATTCTACCAAATCAACTGTAACATTAAATGATGGTTGGAAAAATGGTAATATTTGCTCAACTATTTGAAGTGCATCATCATTTAATTTGGTAAAAATATTTAATTCAAATCCAATATTATAAGGAACTGGCATGAAAACTTTTTTTACTCTTCCTTCATCATCACATGCCTTAAAAGTCTGTACTATCCCAGTTTTTCTTGATGAATCATATTGAATACTAGTCATCTCAAAGGACATTCTTGGTAAAGTAATCGCAACAGGTTTTGTTAGATCTTCCTGCTGCTCAATTTTTGCAAGAAATTTCTGCATTGGTCCATAAGATAAACCAACTCTCATATCAGAAATTACATCTTCAGAATTATCTTTATGTTTGATATGAATATCATTAAAAAGAGTTCCAAACGATATAATTGTTTTTCTAATTATTTCGTTATAATAGTATGTTCCTAACATTAATATGTACCAAATGGATTTGATTCTGTAAAGTCTAATATTTTGTCTGCTTCTACCTCAAATTCGTCATTATCTGAATACTGATCACTTGTAGAAGTATCCGAGTCTAATGATTTTAAGGTGTAGATTGCTGATGAAGCAGAACCAACTATATTTTCTCCTTCACTAAATGTTCCACTATTTAGTGAAACTCTGAGAATCTTATCAATATCTTGTCCTGGATTAGTCCAAGATTTGACTTCTGCAGTAACTCCAGAGAGAGAACCAGTAACTGTTTCTGAAACAATGTAAGTTCCAATTCCAACGGCAGGTGGTGGAGAAACTACAATATTTGGTTTAGAAGTATAACCAGAACCTGCATTTGTTAATAATACTTCCGACACTCTTCCATTGAAAATTCTGGTAATTGCTGTTGCAGTTGTTCCACCACCAACTGGTGGATCTATTGTGATAGTCGGTGCTTCGTAATATCTATCTCCTTTATCTGTAATTTCAATTTTAAGAATTGGACTTTCTGATATAACACAAGTAGCAATTGCTCCAGAACCACCTCCTCCAGCAATAGTTACCGTAGGAGGTTCAGTGTATCCATATCCTGTATTTGTAATGACTATCTCTTTGACAGATAATGCATCTCCAACTGATGTAGTTATTGCAACTGCGGTAGCTGTCAGAGAAAATTCATCAACTCCTATGGCACCAGTAATAGTACTAACATCTACATCTGCAAAAAGTGGAGATCCAAGACCTGGAGGACTTATTGTTACCGTAGGTATTCCAGTGTAATTGTATCCATCATTCAGTAAAACAACATTAGTAACACCTGAAAAACCAGGAACAAGTATTGAATCGCATTCTGCAGTTCCACCAAAGGCAACCAATTTCAAATCTGTGATATAACCAACATCTTCTAGAACGTCATCAATTTCTGGAATTCCGGTATCAATTTCCTCATCTTCATATTCGAAGAGTTCGCATGATAATTCATAAACATAATTCCTACCTAATTGATAGAATGGCTTTTCTACTTCAACTCTTTTAATTTCAAAAAATCTTTCTCCTAAAGGAAAATAAACTAAATCTCCTTCTTTTGGTCTATCGACAAATGCCAGATCTTCTCCTGGATAATATACTCTAGATATTGAAGCAATTTCTGCCAAATATGGTGAAATTGATTCTTCAAATCTTTCTTTGGAAAGAACTAAAGTTATTTCATTTTTAAGTCTTAGACCAAATTTGGTCATGATGTCACTATCAGGTGCATATCCATCATAATTATTTAAATATGCCTCAATTATAAAACTCGAATCAAATTTTGATGATTGAACTTCATTCAGTATATCATCAGTTTTTAATAGTTTTCTTGGAATATAGTAAACCTCTATTCCATACATTTTTAATTGTTCATTAACTAAGTCTTGTACAAGACTCTGTTCACCAGATGAACCTTGGAGAAAATAGGGATTCAGTGCCATAATTATCCAATTAGATCTAAAGGTGGTAATTCATATTCAGAAGACATTCTTTGTTTTATATCTTCCAAATCTCTTTGTGCATCTTCATATATCTGCCTTCCATTTAGTTCAATCCCACCAGGAAGTTTAACACCATTAAATTTAATTAAGTTTTGACCCCATTGTCTTTTTATCAATGCCGTCAAGTATTTTTTTACAAATGAATCATTATACACCTGAGTAAATGATTCGGGATCTAATGCTCTGTAACAATCAATCACAAAAAATGTATCTTTAGATTGTGCTCCCCAATCTATATCTAAGTATAATCTATCTTGCCTTTTATTATATCTTACCTGTTTATCTGTAGTAAGTAAGAAATCAATATCTTCAAGATATGTTTTTGTCATTGCATATGATAACAAATCAACGGAACTAAAATAATAAAGATCATTTAAGAAAAGTTGATATTTAATACTAAACATTCCTCCAGAAATTGCACTAGTATCAAACTTAAATATTTTCTCAACTCCTATTACAGAATCGGGAACTTGTATATAATTTGAATTTTCGTAGAAATTAAAAGTAGTTGCAGTCCCTACAATATTTGAAGTTCCAGTAGTTGTTACAATTCCAACTCCATCTGTTCCACCTGCCTTTCCCCTATCAATATCATCTTGAGATACTTTGTATTTTAAGTACATTCTCTCGACACCATCATAATGTCGTTCATTAAAATATTGAATAGTATCATCAACTAAATCATCTATCTGATCATCATCAACATTGATTTCTAAAACTGGTGCTCCCAGTTTTCTGAGACAATAGTCAATTAATCCTTGTCTTGTACTTGGTTTTGCCATCAGTATTCTCCTCCATCAAGGATGCTAGTCCAAGTAACAATTCCAGTTGGTTCATCGGTTGTTAATATAAAATTACTTGTTTCTATTGCACTAAATGTACTTCCACTACTTACTAATTTTCCTTCTGTAGTAAAATACCCAACACCATTTGGTCCATTGAAGTTATTTTCATAAATTAAATACTCATCAACATAAAGATCTGAACCTACAAATAAATCACCTCTAAATGTAGTGATACCAATAACATCAAGATTTTGAGTTGTTGTTGTATCAGTTACATTAATATTTTTTACAAATCTAAATGTATCGGTGGTGATAAATTTAGAAGTATTTGCATTATATTCTAAAAAGAAACCATCTGCCAAAGATGATACATCAACATCACTTAGGTCTACAATCTTGGATACTGATGATCCACTAATATTTGAGAGGACTTTTATTACCCCCTGTCCACCAATTCTATCTGGTATACTTGGCATTACCTTGTTACTCCTGCTCTTACTAAAGCCATACCCTCAAATGCTTTATATTTTTTTCCTCCGGAGTCTAATCCCCCGATTTCAACCAGAACATCATAAACATATCTACCGGGGGTTATATTCAGAGTTTGTTCATCAGTTAATGATAGTTCAATAATACCAACTTCAGAATCTAAAATTGCCGAAGCAAAAGAAACTGATTTTGAACTAGAGGGACTTTTTCTTAACTGTGCAGTAACACCATATCCAGTAATATTAAGACTGGAATTAGTTCTAGAGTCACCTAAGGCAAAAGAACTGGAAAAATCAAATCCCTGCTCAATTACAATATTAGATGCATAAACTGCCATTATCTTTATAAATTATAATCCTTTAGATATTTATATGAATTATTGATAGTAACTATTTACTCAAGAAATCTTTA